ATTGCGGTGGTACATTATTGATATGCGCATCTATAATGCCAGAACGGTTATTCGAACGTAAAAAAGATCATTTTTTACATATGTCAGATCCTGACGAATTACCGAACGCGCTTCCAGATTTGCTTGATCCAGAGCAAATTCGTGTTGTCAAAAACAATGAAATTGATATTGAACACTCAACGCCCGATGCCACATTTGGTTACGCACCAATGAATTCACATTGGAAACGCGATACGGCAAATGTAGGCGGCAAATTTTACCGACCTGCAAACGATGCGTATAACGAGGATAGAAGTCGGATATGGAGCGTTGAAACGCTTAATCCGACATTAAACGAAACATGGTACTTATGTGCAGGGCTTCATAAGAAGGTCTTCAGTGATCAATTAGCAGATTCATTTGAAATAAGTTTGTTAAGCGACATAAATATCGTTGGTAATACACAATTCGGAGCACCTCTAACAGAGGGCGACGGAGATGACAGCGATTACGAGCATATTACTGAACAAGTGCAAACAGCACGAATTGTGAAGTAATTAACTTGACGGGGTAGCCCTCCCCTACCCCGTCAAACAAAACAAATAAAAGGAAAAACAAATGAATAGAATACAATATGGCAACATATCAGAATGGTCAGCCGTAAAAAACGGACAAACAATAAATTTTGAAACAACACGTCCAACACGTTTTAAATTTGAATGCACAACAAACTCACTTGCTGAGATTTGGGTATCAAATAATAAAAACATGAAAGACGCAAAATTATTAGGAATGTTTACAAATTATACCAAGGTTGAATTTGCAACATTAGAAACAGCGTATGTACTTATTAAAGCAGATAAAGAATCTGATACGTTTGTAAAAGTGCGCGATATACAGCAAATCGTTGATAACAGCGATTTATCATCATACACAAATATCGAGCCAAGAACACGCGGTCAGTCTTCTGATATGGAAAAAGTAATGAAGTATGTTCAGATTAATGAACAACGCCGTGAACGTGAGTTAAACGCGGAAAGAGCTGAGTTACGACAAGCAATGGCAAAATTGCAACCACAAGTAGTTGACGGTGTAGAAATACCACCGCTCAAGGAAGAAAGCTTACTAAAAGAGGAAGCAAAAAACGATGAAACCACCGAATAAGTGGTTTAGATGGATACGGTTTCTAGACCGTATCCATTATTTCAATCGTGAGGAACCATTGGTACATAAGGATCATATAGAAGCTATGAGGTCGCTTGCCGACCCAGAAGCAATGAAACAATTCAAATACAAACAAATGCACACAACACTAGATTTTGAGGGGGTACATCCCGATATAATAAAATTCTGGAAGTCTGTGCATAAAGCAATGAAATTGCGTGATATACCAGTTCGAGCATTCGAACTGAAGCGCTCACACGCGCGACAACAAGAATTGTATGACAAAGGCGTGTCTAAGGCAGTGCCTGGACAAAGCGCGCATAATTACGGTTGTGCAATTGATATAATTCACTCAAAAAAAGCATGGAATTTAAGCAAAAAACAATGGGATTGCATGGTCGCCATTCAGAAAGAATGTGCGCGAAAATGCAATGTAAAATTAATCAGCGGAGATGATTGGGATTTTTGGGACCCTGCACACTGGGAACTAAAAAATTGGCGCCAAATATGTGCGCCACAAATAAGGGTGTTAACAAAAAAGCAGCTTGAAACACAAGCACGCTTAAAAACCTTATTGGCAAAAAAATGAGTTTGAACAAACTCAGACGGGAACGAACGGAAACTCCAAATATTGGAGTTCGTTCCCGTCGAGCAAAACCATACTACTTGTTGGATATATGCATTAGTGACACAAACCACCGGAAATCGATATGTGCTTGAACCCTTCAACATTAGATAGCGGTATTCAGGTGGGTTGTTCACAATGCTGGCAGTGTAGAGCAACGAAAGTCAATGACTGGACAGCGCGATGCACTGCCGAGAGTATGTTTTCAACGAAAACATACTCAGTAACACTAACCTACGACGACAAAATAATGGCGGAGAGAAAAGAAGAAGTACACACGGTAGCGTTAGTTTACAAAGACGTACAAGACTTTATGAAAAGGCTACGTCGAAAATATAAAGTCAGATATTGTGTCGTTGGAGAATACGGGTCAAAACGTGGAAGGGCTCACTTCCACTGCCTGTTATTCTTCAAGGGCGCATATCCTGACGTAGAACAAGATAAACGGATACGTTGGAAGTTTTGGAAAAATGGCCTCGTCTATTTTCAACAACCAGATTGGAAAGGTTTTAGATATGCACTCAAGTACATATTAAAAGATCAAGACCAAATACAAAGCGAAAAATGCTTTAGTATGTCAAAAAAACCTCCAATTGGACATCAATTCTTTAAAGAATTAGCCAAACTATACGTAGAAAATGGATTAGCACCGCAAAATCCATATTACAAAATCAAAAACATAAAAGATAATCAAAACAACGAAAAGAAGTTCTATATGATGGGAAAAACAAGAGAAAACTTTTTAGATGAATTCATGTATCAATGGGATCAAACACATGATTACAAATGGAATTCTGAATATATCGATGAATATATCGATAAAAAAACCCATATAGACTACACCGATGATGAATTAGAAAAACGACTACATTACAAGCCTGTAAGGTATGTCGAAGAATGGCAAGAACAAACAGGAAAAGGTCTTTATGAAAGTATGTATCTGGTAGAAGGTACATACGACGATATACCAATATATTATTGGGAGAACGATTATAATGACCACATAGAAGTAATAACTGAGGATCAAATATGGCAAGAGCAAAGACCAGAGGTCGTAAAAACAATAAAACAAGGTACACAAATAAAATCACGAAAAACAGCCCAAGAGGTACCTTGGGCAAAAATACCATTTTAAGAACAAGCAAAATACTAGTTGCGCCGATAACGTTGCCACAACGTTCTTCAAATGCCACACAATCTGGCGAACGCCAAAGGAAAAACACAGATGACCCATCTTCAAGGCAAAAACCCTTGCGTGTACGATGTGTGGATAAACCACGTGATAACAAACGCAAAGGCCGCGGCGGCGGCGGCGTATATATACCTTGGTGTTAAGTGCCCTACCCTAGCGAAGCGACGGGCAGGGTGCTTTTTGTAACAAAAAGACATTAAATTAAAAATAAGCTATTGACAAAAACAATAAAATAACATCAGTTATAAACAAGGGGTCAAAACAGAGTCTCATAATGGTATCATAATATATATTATCGGCCATTAAGCACTTTGCCCCTTCTAATAAAGAAGGATTAAAAATTGCAAATTCTACTAATTAAACAAATATTAAAGCCCGTAATTACGCGGCTTGGAACTATATTGGGTTCAAGTCTAGCTGGCGCAGGAATTGCAGTCGGTACAACTGAAAGTATCGTTTTGGGATTCACAGCATTAGCTGGCGTATCAATCGACCTCATTACACGGAGGTGGATCAAATGAAACTAAAAGACATTATTATCGCAACAGTTGCAGGAATAGTTATGGGCATCGCCCTATTCTCTGACACTTTGATAAATTCGGGAGTATTATAAATGGGTATAGGATCATTATTTCAAAAGGCAAAAGATAAATATCTTGAGCCATTTTTAGGTTACGCAACAGGCGGAACAGGTGCTTTATTTTCTGGGGCATTACGTGCCTATGGAAATCATCAAGCAACAAAAGCGCATCACAATGCGCAACAAATGGATCTTGTTCAACTGCGAAATGAAGCAAATAGAGCAGGATTTAACCCTTTGACAGTATTAAGGTCAACTGGCGGTCAAGGGTTTCAAAGAGGATATGCAGGCGGATTATCAAGTGCTAATTTCTTTAGCGCATTAGGTAATGGAATTACAAATTACACAGACGGCGCATATCAACAAAAAGCACGAGATTTGGAAATCATGACAAACTCGAAAGCCTATCAACTTATGGGCATCGATGACGATCCATATGCAGGATATGGCGACACAATACCGATACAAATTGGAAAAAATACACGACAAATGAATAAAGCTGTAGCTGAGCGTTTGCGTATTTTGCCAAATACACCACTAA